GCAGGGGATTTACGACAAGTATGCGAAGGAGCTGCAGCTATACCTAAACTCTCTCGGCGGGAAAGCTCGCAAAGACGCTCGCGGGCTGGACTGGACCGAGGTCCCAACTCGTCCCGGAAAGCCTCCGCTAGCGTGGGGAGCTGCCGATCCGGAGCTAGTCAAATGGCTTGGACTGGGCGGGCTGATTGCGGGTATGGGGGTTTACTCCTACAACCACCCGAAGGACTTTAACGCAGCACTCGCGACCGGACTGCTCAGCGCCTGGGCGGCTCGGAAGATTCTCCCTGGCGGAGAGCACGTGGGTAAGATGCTTGATGACTCTTGGAATAGAGTCTTTCCCGAGCACGCATCGAGGGGAAGCGAGAAGGCTGCCGCGCATATGGGCCATCGACTGGCGGAGGCAGCTCGTTCAGCCTCTACCTTTAAATGGGCGCAGGAAAAGCTCGAAGACTTTTTCAGCACTCGGAAAGAGGAGGGCTTGCCCTTTATTCTCAATTACGAGAAAGGAAAAAAGCAAGCTAACCCAATGCTGGACGCTGTGGCAAAGAGCGTGCGTGAGTGGGGAGATAGGATATTTGAACAAGATGCTGCAAACGGGATTCAGTATGACCCGAGGGATAACTATATCGTCCACCAGTTCGAGGGAGACCCGGCGGCTGTTGCAAAACTTCTTGACTCAAAGTATGGGATTCGCTGGGGAGATCCGTCCTTCTCCAAGGAGAGGCATTTCAAGTACATTGAAGATGCGCTGAAGTATATAGACCCAGCAACTGGCGAGCATCCCTTTAAACTTAAAACCGATAACCCTATAACTCTGATGCGGATGCGACAGGCTGCCTCTGATATGGCTGCTGCGAAGGTCTCAATCCTTAAAGACTTCGAGGGTGATGGACTTGCGCGAAAGCTCGGAAAAGGGGATAAGCTCGGCCCAGGGGAGTTCGATTGGCGCAGTCCGAACGGGGATCTGTTTGCGGTCGGCCAGGATGTTAATCAAGTTCTCCACAACGCTTTCAAGGACTTCTCACTCTGGCTCGACCCCACAGCCCTCGGAGCTTCTTTCCGGGTAGGCATGGCGCTGAAGAGTGCAACTATTCCAATTAAACTGTTGAGTGCCTTTCACTTCGCTCACTTAACACTGGCGATGCCCTCCGCCACGACAATCTCCACGGCGGTGCAGTCACTTCTCGCGCACAACTACTCCCCGAAGAATTTTTTCGAGATAGCAAGTGGCGCGACGGTGGTAGGTCCGGCAGCTCAAATGTCTTACATGGGGCACCGCTCTATGGCAATGTACGAAGGCCGCCTGAAGAACCCCACAGTCCTCGACAAGGCAAGGCTGCAGCGTCAGATCGAGGGAGGAATGATTCCGTCGAGAGCTCAGGAGGAGGGACACGGCGTAGGAAACTGGGGGCATGCGGCGCAGCGCAAGTTTGTTCTTGCGGTGCAGGACCAGAAGTGGATGCGGGCGGGAGCATTTGCAGTGCCAGCGGCTGTGGGACTTGTTACCCACGGCTTCCTCGGGGCTTTTGTCCCGCGCCTGAAGCTCGGGGCCTATGACCTGATGGCTGATGCGGCGATCAAGAACGACCCCAGACTCGCGGTGGACGACACTGCCCGCGTGGAACGCTTGCGGCAAATCACGAAGGTCGTGGAGAGTCGCTTTGGGCAAATGCAATACAGCCAGAGGTTCTGGAACAAGCTCACGAAGGATGCGATGGTACTCTCTTTTCTCTCGGCAGGATGGCAGGCCGGGTTCCTCGACATGACAGTTGGGGCCGGAAAAGATCTCGGGAAGGCTATTAAAGCGGGAGGCATTGGGGAATCCGCAAGGCTTGGTCTGCTTGAGCGCCCGCTGTTTCTTCCCGCCTACGCAGGGCAAACGGCTATTGTGGCTGGCCTCATTACCTACATGATGACAGGAGAAGAGCCCGAGGGCATGGACTATCTCGCCCCGAGGTCTGGGACAGATATTGAGGGAAAGCCTGTGCGGCTTAACACTCCATTTTATACGCTAGAGGGGGCGAAAATATACAAGCACCTTGAGTCAGAAGGGCTTGCTAAAACTGCTCGCGACACCGTGGCAAATAAAATGTATGACTCGTATGAGGTACTTCGGATTCTTCTCCTTAACAAAGACTCGCAGGGACTGGAAATGTCGAACCCCGAATCATCGGCCATGCAGCAACTGGTCCAGCGCGGCTCGAGCGTGCTTCAGACTCTCACACCAATGTCGCTGGAAGCCGTAGAGCGCAAGGGCCTTGATAGCCTGGGGTGGCAGATGACGGCTATGGCAGGTTTCTCGCCAGCTCCGAATTACCTGGACAACACAGCGACAGAAAACAAAATCGATCAAGCCTACAGGAAAGAGGTCGGCTCGCACGAAATATCCTACGCGAAGGGAAAAGAGATCAGGGCCAGAGGAGACTATAAGGCGGCTCTTCGCGCTGGGAACGACGACAAAGCCGAGGCCCAGGCCGATGTGCTGCGAGATGACTTCGGGCTTCAGGAAAAAGACCTTGCAAAAATGCGGAAGAGTCTTCGAGACCCTCAAGCAATAACCCGCTTCAAGAATCTTTCCCCGGAGACACAAGCCCAGCTACTGGACAAGATGCCGGGCGAGGAACTGATCGACTACCTTCGAGTAGCTTCTCCGAAGGCCCGTAAACTGTATTTGGAGAGTGAAGATGAAAGTTCTGATCGTTGATCCTATTGGCTGCGGGCTTGACCTAGCGCTGCGCTCGAAGCTCGCGGGGCATGATGTTAAGCTAGCCTGCGGCCCTCGCGCCGACAAGAAACCCTCGCGCATCGGAGATGGGCTGGTGACTCTCACAGGCGACTGGAAGAAGCACATGGGATGGGCAGACCTGGTGTTCATGACGGACAATGCTCGATGGATGGGAGACCTCGACTGGTATCACCAGAAAGGCTATCCCATTTTCGGGCCTACAAAGGCAGCAGCGGAATGGGAACTCGACCGGAAAGTTGGGATGAAGGTAATGCGGCAGTGCGGGATGGATATGATCCCCTCGACAGAGTTCTCGAACTACGACGAGGCGGAAGCGCTTGTCCGAGAAACCCTCAAGCGATATGTGTCGAAGCCTAATGGGGATAAAGATAAAGCACTGTCGTATGTCTCGAAGTCTCCTGCGGATATGTGCTACATGTTTGAGAGATGGAAAAAAGTGGGTGCTGCGCAGGGAGCGTTTCTTCTCCAGGAATTTGTGGGCGGAGTTGAAGTGGCTGTGGGTGGGTGGATGGGGAGTGAGGGATGGATCGGCCCTTGGTGCGAAAACTTTGAGCACAAGAAACTCGGGAATGACAACACAGGCCCGAACACAGGGGAAATGGGAACGGTGCTGAAGTACACGGGGAAGAGCCAGCTGGCGGAAGAGCTTCTCATTCCGGCGACGGAGATGCTGTTGGCCATCGGGTATATTGGATATGTTGATATATCTGTGATTATGGATAAGAAGGGAGGCCTTCGTCCGATGGAATGGACAATGCGGCCGGGTTGGCCTCTCTTCAACATCCAGCAAGCGGTGCATCAGGGAGACCCGGTGGAGTGGATGGCGAACGCGCTTGAGGGAAGGGATACCCTGAAGGTGAAAGGGGATGTGGCCTGCGGGGTGGTGGTAGCAATCCCGGATTTTCCCTACTCGCATGTGACGCAGCAAGAGGTACATGGAATCCCGGTCTATGGGTTTGAGGACCTGGAGCACATCCACCCCGTTTCGATGATGGCGGGAAAAGCTCCTGCTATGCAAGACGGAAAAATTGTTGAGCAGGAATTGTTTGTTTCAGCCGGCGATTACCTGCTAGTGGCTAGTGGAACTGGGTCAACGGTAGACAGAGCGGTTTCGCGGGCTTACGCGCAGGTAAAGGAATTGGAAATCCCGAATTCTCCTATCTATCGAACAGACATTGGGAAAAGGCTGGAGGAGGACCTTCCGCTGCTGCAAGCAAAGGGTTTTGCAACGAGTGTTGTTTATGAGAGGAGCTGATGTGAAAATCACTGTAGATAGGATTCATAAAGAGCCCGAGTACACTGTAGGGAAAATTAGCATTGACGGGGAACCGGCTGGATTCACCCTCGAGGACGCGGTAAGAGAAGTGCCCGGGCAGGCTGTTGAGACGTGGAAAATCGCAGGGGAGACCGCCATTCCGACCGGAACCTACCAGGTGATTATGAACTGGTCTCAGCGCTTCGGGAAAGTTATGCCCTTGCTGGTGGATGTACCAGGCTTCTCGGGGATTCGAATTCATCCAGGGAATACGGATGCGGACACCGAGGGCTGTTTGCTGGTGGGTCAGCACTGGGGCGGAGGAGATTGGATTGATGGAAGCAGACTAGCCTTTGGCCCGATTTACGGAAGGATTGAAGCGGCCGTTAATCGCGGAGAACCTGTGATGATTGAGGTGATGTGATGAAACTCATGGATATGCTTACAGAGAGCGATAACAGCACGGTTGATGCCGTTCGCGTGCTGGCGCTGGTCGCGGTAATTATCGGGCTGGCGCTGCAAATCTGGGTGGTGGTGCGCTGGTTCGGGCCGGCTCCGCAGCCGTTCGACTTTCAAAACTTTGGCATTGGCGTCGGCGCACTGTTCGGCGGCGTGGGCATTGCGCTCAAGCTCAAGCCGGAGAGTCAAGCATGAACACAGCCGAGTTGGTAATGTTTGTTCTCGGAGCTGGGATTGGCGTTCCTATAGCCGCTATCTTTATTGTTTTGTTCTGGCTCAGGAGGTAGGATGAAATGGAGCAATTTGCTATCTATGCCCTTGTGGTCCTGCTTGTTTGTGGTTCTGTTGGCGCTGCTAGCTACACTCGTGGCCACGCTAATGCTACGCGCACTTGTGCTCTTGATCGTGCGGCGGCTGTTAAACGCGCGACAAGCCAGGCGCAAGAAATTGCAAGACAGGATGCGGAGGTATCCGCCGGATTTGAAGTCACCCGCACTCGAGTCCAGACCGTTTATCGCGAAAAAGCCGTGGAGGTAGTCCATGAAATTCCCCAAGATTGTGCTCGCTGCGCTGTTACCCCTGCTGGCCTTGGGCTGCTCAACCGAGCCATATCCGGCGCAAGTGCAGCGCCCGCCGATACCGGCAAACCTTCTGAGCCCCTGCGAACGCCCGAGTCCACTTCTAGCCGGGACATTCCCGGAGGTGGCCGCGAAGTTGGTGGAGTCGAGCGGCAAGCTCTCTGAGTGCGCGGAGAAACATGCGGCGCTGGTGAAGGCTGTAGCACAGTGAAGGTAGTTCTTACGCCCCTTATCGGCGGCGTTAAGCATCAACGAACGTACCGGAATCATCTTCAAAAGAAAGAACCCACAATTTCTTGTTTCCTTTCTGCGCCTGAATCCAATCCCATGATTCTGTAATCTCATTTGGTTCTTCTCCTTCCGTTTCCACAAAACAGCGCCCGCCCATACAACCTGGCCATCCTTCTTGGCGCTCTAGTATTGTCACAAGCTCCGCGCATGTCATACGTTGCGCGTTCCATTTTTGGGTCCAGTGGTATGTTTTCATCTGATGCCTAATAAAAGTTTCAAGCGGAGCGCGCGCCCCTTATCGGCATTGCGGGGCGTAGCGCCTGTTAGCTGGGCGTTATACGACTTCATAAGTGGCCTCGAAGATGGCAGGTTTGCATGGGTAAAATTCACCAGCTACGCCTTTAATTATCCAGTCGCCGACACTTGCTATATGCGAACCCTCAAGTGTCGGAATCGTAAGAACACCATTTGTCCATGTAGCAAATTCTTTCCCATTGGTGTGCTGACCTTCGTTAATCCAGTGCAATAAGGCGTAAGTACCTTCGTCGTTTGAATACAAGCGAGCCTCAATTACTACTGGTTTTTTTCTAAATTTTGCCACGTCATTCTCCATTAAAATACAGTCGCTCTGCGTCAGAAGGTGTTCCCCAATGCTTACGCATCAGTGCTTCGAGCTTGTCCAGTGCATCTTGCGAGTTCGTGGCCTTTACTATTAGATTGGTCGGGAGATTCCAAGCTGGCATAACCGCGACCAGTACGTCGCCTTCCCACTGTGTTTTGATTTTCATGGGCATCAGTACAATATGCTCAATAACTTCACTTCGTTTCATGTCGTTCCTCACTTCTAACATTGCGCATCCAGCTTGGTCACGCGCGCCACTTATTGGCGGCGTTGGGCGACATGAGTGCTGTTATCTGCGCAGCCAGCAAGACGGCTTCGACTTCTTCCATGCTCACGTTTTCACCATATCGCTTACAGGCGGCCTTAACCGCTCGCAGAAAAATACACGAAAGTATCCACCCGTTAGCGTGCTCGTCACTGTCTGCCAATGGCCACAATGCCGTTTCGTTCAACTCAACAATTTCATCCATTTCATTCTCCAAAAAGCCCGACAGTAGTTTCAGGCGGAGCGCGGAACAGCTGGCGCATCGGTTGCCAGTTGGTGTTGCCACTTGGCTTTGCAATGCACCCCATGCAGCGCAGCACGCGCTCGACCGTGTTCTTGTGGCTGGCATTGCAGGTAGCACACGTTCTTACCACAGTGCCTACCCACCGCGCGCCACGCGCAGCCATTCTTCGTAGCTGGCGGTGTTGCTGCCAAACGCGCTGGCCTTGTTATCCACCAGCCACTGCGCCAGTTCTTCGGGCGTCTCGAAGGCGGGGCTGATCGGCGTACCTTCGCTGGTGTCCTCGTACATCATCAGGTGCGTGCACTGCTCGGCAGGCCAGTCGGGCATGTAGTCGTCCCTGTGCGGGCGCTGGCTGCTGTACTGCTCGTAGGTCATGGCGCGGGCTTCGGGATAGGTGCAGTAGTCTGGGCGCCAGCCGACCTTCCACTTCGCGCACTCCTCGTCCCACTCGTCCACGCGCGCCTGGTAGCAGTCGGCTGGAGCCAGCGGCTTGTACTGCTCCACCATGCGTCCGGTGCAGTAGTCGGGCACCTGTTTCTTCGGGTGTTGCCAGTCGACCGGCACGTGCCTTACTTCTCTTCCCATGTCGTCTCTCCTGTGGCGCACGGATGCGCTTTACGCTCAAAAGAACCTTGCGCCTGCATCGCTTCGAGCTCCCTAACTTTTCTCATAGCAGTAGCTAGTTCAACCTGAAGCGCCTGGTTTCGGGCTTCCAGGGCGCGATTAACTTCCTGAACGCGGCGAAGTTTTTCTCCGGTAGACTCGTAGGCGAATGGCATGTTTGATACTCCTTTAGAAGTTTGAGCGCTGCTCCGGCTAACTGGCTCGGTCAGGCCGCTTATTATCGCAGCTGCACTTTCGGGGTGAGTCGCACACCACGCTGATAAAGTACCAATATCATTTAAGTCGAGCACATGTTCTAGGAGAAGCTCGGCTTGAGCGGCAGTAAGCAAGTTTGTGCCGTAGGGCCAGCTGTCACTAAAGGCGTCTGCCGCCTCCTTGTCAAAATAAATATGACAGTCTGGCCTGAAGTCCCTAGGCAATTTCCAGCTCAAAAATCGACCAATCATCTGCTTTGGCACTTTCATTTCAGTCTCCTATCTTTTCGTAAAGTTTAGTCTGTCTGAACCCGCTGGACTTTAACAGTCCCTGGGATTCGGCCACTCGTAGCATGTCATAGAGGTTTAGGGGTTGCGGCTTAAGAATTGCCGTGGCCTCTTGCGCGGTGAACTGGGGAGGAAGCTGCGCCAGCAGAGCTTTATTTCGCTTGATGGACTCCGCCCGCTTCCGGGCATTTTGTCTTGAAGCTTGGGGTAGGATCATTTAAGTTTCTCCAGTACAGGTTTAAGACAGTTGCACTTGCCTTCGCATTCATAATCCCCGTCACGCCAGCGGGCTTTATGAAAACGAACAGCTCGTTCGGTTACTCCCAGCCGAAGCGCGATCAAGCCCGTCTGGCGGTTACGCTGAAAGAAAGCCCATAGGCAGCAATACCCTAGGCCGTCAGTGATGAGGTGTTTGAGAGAGGGGGAAGTGTTGGAGTAGCCGAGGAGGTGGCGGTAGCTTGGCATGATAGGTTCACATAATGGATGGGTTATAAGAACACACTAGTCTTTTCCAACATACGCCAGTATCATCTTACCGTTTCGCTGCACCAGCTCGAGATACCCCGCCTTAATGGCTCCGCTCACGATTCCCTCGAAATCCCGCGCATCTGGAAAAGCGGTATGAAGATTGCGGTAGCACTGCTCGTAGGGAGCCTCTCCTGCCCGCTTAATGTAGGCAATGAGGCGATCAGCCTGCATCGACGTTTCACTCTTCCCGATACGGGAAAAGACCTGAGCAAAGTCGGCCTCCGTTGCTTTGAGCATAATCTCCGCGAGGATCAGATCGTCGACTGTGATGATTAGGGCGTCGCGCTGGGAGGCGGCAAGAATCATAGCAAGTTTATGGAGGTGAGTTTGCTTGCGCGCAACATAACCCTCGAAGCGTTCGTCAGGGTAATCGGTGGAGGATGTTTTCCAGTGTTTCAAATACCACGCCTCACCCCATGTGCGAGCTTCCGGAGATAGGATGTACTCCCCGCAAAGGGAGGTTGCGATGTGTTCGAGATCCTGGATTAATTTCTTGCGCGTCTCTGTGGTATCTTTCGGAAAGTTATACTTGGGGTAAGCGACGAAGTGCTCCTTCGCCTCCGCATAGACGAAGATGCAGCGAGATGTTAGGCCCCCTCCCACGGTCGAGGCGGGCATGTTCTCTGCAATCCAGTGGGGGGTTGTGCACCCGAGGAGATTGATCCACGGCCCCTCCACCACATCGTTCCCCGAGGTCTTAGTCTGCTTCTCCAGTTTCTTCCGGCCGTCCCAGAGGTCGATGAAAAGATTAACCATCTCTTTGTTATGCGGGTCGATGAGGTTGCCGAGTTCAGAGGCGATGAGGTTCAGTGGACTCATCGGGTAGTACTCTCCCTCGAACTCGAAACTCTCACACGAGGCCGCGAAGGAAGTGACCAGGGATTGCCAAGTCACCACATCTGGGCCGAAACGAATGCCGGGGATTTCCCGGAGAAAGGACTCAGCCATTCCGGCTGTAGTGGACTTGGAGACAATCCCAGGCGGTGCAACGAAGATAATGAAGAAGTTGGGAATCCACCGAAAGGCTATCTGGTCCATCCAGACTTTTTTCCGGAGAACCCCGGAGATAGCCCACACAGCTGCCCAAAAGTGCATTAACTTCGGAGCTTCGGTGTGAGCCGCCAGTGCCACATAGGCATCAATCCAGGAGGGGCAATGGCGGGCCATCTCAGCAATCTCCCCAGGACACGTCCGAGGTGTTGATGCCGACGGGGATGATGAGAGGGTCGTCGTAGGGAATAGCTACTCGAGAGACTCCTTTAATCCGCTCGATCATCTCGGCTTTGCGGTGGGAGGGGAACTGCCCCGCGAGCGAGTCATGAACTTGGATTAGAACCTGGACTTCGGGGATATGCTCATAGATATTCATCCAGATTCGGTTGATGTAACAGCCGACTGTGGATTGTGGAACCCAGGCAAGGGCTTCTGGGAGCACTCCGTCGAGGCGGTCAAAGATGTGCCAGCGATAGCCAAACTTATTGGAGACGAAGTGGTAGCGATTAATCTGATCGAGAGTTCGATCGTGCCATCTCTTGATACCTGGATGCGCAGCAAACCAGGCTTTCTGAGCGCGGTCGATTTCGTGAATTCCTCTGCCAGTGTTTGCAGCAACTGTTCGCGCGCCTCCTCCGTAGTTAGTGGCATGACAAAAGACCTTGGCGAACTCTCGCTTGTGCTTTCGCGGGCCTCGGTGGTCAGGGTACTTAGGATGCGTTTCAACCAGTTCTTCATATGGAGGCGGCTCCTGTCCGTCAATCGAGTAGACATTTAAAAGGTGTATATCAACGCCCATGCGCAGGGCGGCTTTTAGTTCCTCGTCCTCGGACTCCCAAACGACAACCTGAAGGTCTGCGCGGTCGAGGTCCATATCGAAGAAGGTGAAGCCGGGGTCTGGAACATACATGGAGCGCATGTTGGGAAGGTTGAAGGTCATCCCGCGAGCTTTGGCCTTGCCTATTGATTTTGATTTCTCGGAGGGGATGTTCTGGAGGTTGGCTCCGCCGCCGAAGGCGTTTTCGCTGGAGGACAGGCGATACGAGTAAGGTGCGCTTTTACCGCCAGCATTGCCTCCGATGTTATAAGAACAACGCATACGCTGGTCAACGTCAAGACGAGCAAGAATAAAAGTAGACAGAAACACCCCAAGAGTTCGCAGATCGGAAATTGCATTAATGATGGGGGCAAGGAGAGGTTCCTTCTTTTTAATTGCTTGGAGGGCTTCGTCGTCACAAGTCAGGTGCCCAGGGATACCTTTTTTCGCGCGAGTCATCTGGCGCGGAGCTCCGAGATCGTCGTAGAAGAGTTTGACCATCTGGACAGGGGATTTCGGATTAATGGGATGGCCGAGGACTTCGGTGAGGAAATCCGTGCGCGAGTCGATGGCCTCCTGAACCTCCATAGCAAGGGCATTCCGACGAGCTTGGTCAACTCGAATGCCTCTGGTCATGGCCTGCAAGACGGGCCAGAACAGGCGCTGCTGGAATGCCTCAACCTCCGCCAGACCAAGAGAGCCGATGGTTTGGATAAGGGCTTCGCCGACTTCACGAGTGCGCACACAGTCGGTACAGTTATAAGCCCACAGCACATCTTCGGATTGTTTAATCCCCCAGGTCTTTCCGTCATCTTTCCAGAACACTGGGTGCGGGGAATAGAGAGAGGAGAGAAAGCCAAGGCCCTTGGGGAGCGCGACGAAGGCGGTGTGCTGGGAGATCATAGTATCCTGCGCGCCTCGCGGGATGAAGTGCCAATGGCGATAGGTGTACTGCGCATCGTAGAGGCCGTTTTGCCACCTTACCTGAGCGTTGGCGTGGGCGAGGAGGCGGTAGAGGGCGTACACGATCTCCGCCTCTTCCTCAATTTCCCAATACCCATCGCGACGCTCGATGCACATGAACGGAATGCAAAGGGCTTGACTGGTCGACCACGAGAGGCCGGCGCAAGCGATATGACCTGCGCGAGTCTCGAGGTCGAAGTCAATCCACATCGGGCCGCGCTCGACCTCAGCCTGTAGGGCCCAGAGTTGATTCATAACCTGCTGGAATCCCGGACGAACCTGGAAATGCCAGTCCGGAGGATTGGAGTATTCCGGGCTTTCACGCTCCCGCGCGGCTCTTCGCAGGTCATTGAGCATGAGGGCGCGCGAGTCCCACTGCGCCAGCACCGCGCGAGGAGACAGGGTTGGAATTAGCTTAGGCTGCGTGGGGTTGCCGTTGACCGAGAGGCAAGAGCCCCGCCACTTCGCCACACTCGTTGCGCCGGTAAGAGCCCACATAGGGGCATTTCCCAGAGTCACGATGATATTAGGCTTGACGATGGAGATTTCCACGAGTAGCCTCTCGTAGGAGGCCATGAAAGCTTTCGTAACGTGCGCATCCCGGAAGGGGAGGAGGTCAGCTCGCCAGTCCTTTTTCTTGGTAATGATCCAGGAAGAGAGATCCCCACCAGCCGGGCGGGTGTTGGCGAGATTGGTGAGGTAGCACTCTGATCGCATCAGGCCCGCTTCGTGAAGAAGGCGGTTGAGCTCCTGGCCAGAGGCTCCGTTGAAGGGAGTTTGAGAACGCTCGTCTTCGTAACCAAAACATTCTCCGATTAGCATAATGCGCGCCGGAACCGGACCTTCGCCAAATCTAGACATGGAGGTTAGCCTTTCAGGGAGTTTAAAGTTTCTAGTGAAGTGCCGTAGAACTCAGGGGAAAGCTCAATGCCCGTGGCTGCGCACTTTAGGGAGTGGGCTGCGCCGAAGACCGGGCCTGTGCCGCAGAAAGCGTCGAGAACCTTATCACCAGGTTTGACGGAACGGCGCAGGAGTTCGTGGAAGAGGGAGACCGGCTTCGCCGCGCTGTGGCCTAGACCTTCGCCGGAGGTAGTGGTGATAACATCCCCGGAGATGAAGTTGACAGGCTTCTCCCCCTTCACCGCGTAGAGGCAAAGCTCGTATTTGCGCTGCGGGCCTTGGTCAATCCAGGGAGTGCGAAAGCCGGTAGGCTTCACCCAGATGAGAGGGGTGCGGAAAACCTTCCAGCCCGCGAGCATTAGCGCCCCTTTCCAGCGAGTAAACCAGTCAAAGTCGAGGAAGAGGTAGAGGTGGGCCTGCGCCTTGGCGACACGGAAGGACTCGGGCGCAAACCACTCGATAATAGAGGCTAGGTTCTCGGTGGTATCTTCGTACTCATGGGCTCGTGCAGCACTCCCCGCAGCACTTCCAAAGGCGTGAGCGTTCATCCCATAGGGAGGGTCTGTGATGATAACGTCGAAGTCTTCTGGGTCCATCTTACTCATCCACTCGCGAGAGTCCCCCTGGAGCAGGGTGTGTGAGATGGCGGAAAATGTTCGACCAAAAGTCTCTGCGAGAGCGGTGTGACGAGCGGTTTGTTCTTTCCTCTTGAGAATTCCCAGGGCCTCTTTTGCTGTCTTCGCGGCTTTGATCTCGGGGTCGTGGAGATTGCGCGCAAGAATGAGGTCGTTTCGTGTATCGGTGTGTGAGGAACCAAGGCTAGAGCCACGGGTTTCTTGGGCGAGTGTGGCGACTGTGGGGGCTGGAACTCCTGAAGCCTCGGCCTGAAGGCGGCGCAGTTTAGCGAGCTGGGCGGTTGCCGCAGCGCGTTCGGGCCACGTAAATGCCTCTCGTTGGTTGTTCTCGTCGACCTCGATCTCCAGGCGCTGCATGGGTGTGAGGTCAGTCCAAAGGGTGTAGGGGACGAGACCGACAGCCACGGGCTCGTTATCGTAGGAGAAAGATTGTCCGAGCTCGTAGAGGTCAGTGATGGCCCGAAGGCGGCGCTCCCCAGCGCGAAGCACATAGGAATCCCCGACAAGCTCGAGAACGGGAGCCTGGAGAAGCCCGACGCTCTGAATGGAAGACTGGAGCATTTGATTAGCCGCTTCGGGGAATTCGCGCCGCTGGCGATCCTCGACGATAATGGACTCGAGAGAGATGAAGCGTTTCATGGTCTTATTCCCTGGGAAAAGGTGGAGGGGCCGAAGCCCCTCGAGGTTAGTGGTTAAGCAAGACGTGCGACGGCCGTTACGCGCTCGACCGGCTGACCTTCCCACAGCTCATGGCTAACCTTCACGAGCACCGTGCGACCTTGCATGACGCGAGCGGAGAACTTATCGCCTGCGTTGTTAAGGTCGACGGCTTCTCGGTAAAGGCGCAGCCGACGGTTTTTACCTACTCCGTTGTCGATCATTCCGGCGGGAGTGAGGTCGAGCATCACGCTGTCCTTCAGGGTGATGGTCGGGGGAAGGCCCATCGCGGCTTGAAGCCCTGCGGGAACTTCGATCAGGAGGGGAACGTCCCAGGCAATGCCGGACTTTGTGGGGTCGGCTTTGCCCTGCCATGCGCGAGCGGTTACTTCACCGATAACGCCGGTGTAGTCTCCGATAGGCAGCGGGGGGCGCTTCTCGGTCGGGGTGTCGAGGGTTGCGTCGAGGAACAGAGAGGGGTCGAAAGATGACATGATGTGAACTCCATTGAGGTTAAGGGTTGTTAGGCGGTACAACTAGGGGAGCAGCTGCCAAGACTGCTCGACACATCTTAAGGGTGAAAGCGGGCGGAATCTAGGAGCTCGTTGACAAACTCGTCAATCTGGCGGAGCTCGTCGAGTCCCCCTGGGAGAAGGGCGTCATACGCATCCTCGGCGAGGTGGCCGGGGGGATTCGACATTGCCTCGAAGCACCATTCTCCATCAGGCCAGTATCGGATTTTCATCTCACTTTCCTCCGCGACCAGTCCACTTCGCCATGACTTGGCCGAAGTCGGGAGACTGGCGGGCTTTGATCGGGAGGTTCCGGGATTTCACGTCGACGTTGGCTGCGGCAGTATCCCAGTAGAACTTATCCCCCTCGCGTACGGTGTAGATAACGTCGCTGAAGAGCTGGGGAATTTCATTCGCGAGAGCCTTGCCGATGCTCTTGGTCATGAGCTTGATGCCGCCTGTGATCTCGTCGGTCTCGCGAGTGACGTGCGCGGTAATGGCGAAAGTGCAGGGGATGCCTTGGGTGCAGAGGCGCAGGAAGTTCATCAAATTGTTCTGCGCGACCCCGTAGTCGGGCATGGAGGCAGTGGGCTTTGCCCCAATAACCATTTTGAAGGCGGCGTTTGAAAGTTCGCTGAGCGTATCGATGGCGAAAATTCGGTCGACGCCCCAGGAGTCGACAGCCCCAAATTTCTCCCCGGTGCGGTCGTCGGGGAAATCGGCGCAAGCACTCAGGATAGCGTGAAAGGCGTTATTGATGCCGCCTCGATTTGGGTCAATCATCTTGGTTATGGCCTCGTAGGACAGGCGGCCGACGGAGTCCGCTGCGACCATGAGGGACTTGAGCGATAGGGGCTTTGTTATGGTGGAGTGGTAGTGGAGGGACTTCGGGACCTCAAGGCCTCGATCAAGCCAGTACCCGAGAAGGGATTCGAGGCCGTTTTCGGTGAAGAGGACAAACATCTGCTTGCCGTTGGCCTCGGCCCAGTCGGCCAGTGTGCCGAGCGCGTAGGTCTTGCCGGTGCCTGCGGGACCTTCGAGAAGAATCTTCGGGCCCATTAGGGAGGAGGGGGATGGACTTGTCATGAGAGTTCCTTGGAGAAGAGGAGGAGAAAAACCTCGCGCTTGAGAAGCTCGGGGGAAACGTTGGCGAGATCCGTGTCGGGGGGGATAAGATGGCCGTCTCCGCACTCCGGGCAATGGCGAGCCTTGACGACCCAGCGCGCTAGGGGAATTGGCCGATAGGTGAACTCGAAAGAATAGACGGCCCTGGCCCAAAGTTCGCCGCACTGCGGACAGATAAAGGCGATGTTGGGCCAGTAGGCACTCGAGCGCTCGCCGCTCGGGGAAGCGTATCCGCAGCAATACTGGCGGATTTCTCCCACAAAGCGAGAGGACTCGAGAAAACGCAGGGTAGCGTTACCGTCTATTTGACTCATTGGGCGAAAGGCTGCTCGTCGGCGTCCTGGAGGCCGAAGGTTGTGAATTCACTGACAAAGCGCTCAAACACCGTCTGCGCGAGGAATTGCATGAACGGCTCGGACAGGACTCGGTGAAGAGACGGAAGGGGGCGCGTGCACTCGTACCCGTGCTGGGAGACATGGGCGATTGCAATCTGGGCGGAGTCTTCGTCAAAAGTAAACTGAACGTCCCAGTCTTGGCCTGCAGCCTTAATTATCAGTAGGTTCATTGTCAGACTCCTTCAGGAAAGGCTCGTCACGAATGGTTAGGATTTGCGCAATCGCTTCGTCAAGCAGAAGTCGGGGGATGCTGATTGTGTTAGAGGTGTAACTGCGCGTTTGGGTAAGCTCGATGGAATCTTCGGTGGACTCGATTGTCAGTCCGGCAAAGGATGGCATGGTGAGAGAGGGCATGATGGGCTCCGAGAGGTTGGATTGATGCAACAGTGCATCCACTAGAGGCCCGGGGGAGAGCCTCTAGGGGCGGAACTGTCAGTCGCCGGAGTCCATATCGGTTTCGACGATCTGGCGAGCAATCTCCTCGCACTGGGAGGCGCAGAAATCGCGCGTCTCGGGCTTTCGTAAAGCGGTGTCGAACCCTAGAAACCAGTAGTTCTGAGGGTTATACTCTGACTTGCCGGGCAGCCTGCCGGAGTAGGTCAGGCCGACGCCCGCCTTGATGGGCACCTCGGTGTACTCCTTCTCATAGAGAGAGGAATCCGACGGCACTTCCACATACCCGAGCCAGTAGGGAAAGAAGCCCGCACTGGCAACTCGGAAGAGAAGCGCCTTGGGACCTGCGGCAGTTTGCCACTGCCGGTCTAAGATGAAGCTGAATGGAACCTCCTCGCGGGTAACGGGATTCCATTTCCGGCGCTCGAACTCAGTCTCGAGCCAGGGTGTAGGGTCTTGGGAGAGGCAGACTTTTCGGAAGGTGCAGCCGCCGTAGTGGTTGCAGCTCTCGTCGAGGTTGTAGTCCCAGTAGCCCTCGAGCCAGGCGGCCTTCATTCGATTGAGGTCACGGGTGAGCTGCTCGCGCCAGCGATCAATCATCCATTGGGGGCGATAGGTGATGGCTTGCTGGGTGTCATATTTCGTCTTGAGGATGGAAACGCCCCTGACGAGGAAACCAGAGAGGGGGATGCCCGCTTGCTGCGCTCCCCAGCAATAGCCGGTGAACTGGGAGCGGAGGTCCCATTGCTTCGACCACGATGCGCCGAGGGAAGAGGTCGTCTTGTCGTCCTCCCCGTAGCGAGCGCCTGCGAAGTCGACGACTTGGTCCATACGGCCGCAGTAGATTAGGGGATTGCCCGTCTCGGGGTGAAGGACGTCGAGAAGGGGCTCCGCGAAGGAGAACTCTATGCCGTGACGACCGGGAGAGATCAGGGAGGGCTTCGCTGCGTCGGTTTCGAGAGGGTATTGGTCGAAGGTATATTCGAGTGCGCCGAGCATCCGCTCGAGGGATTTGGCTGAGTCGGGCGGGCACTCGAATTCCCCGTAGAACTCGAGGAGAGCGTGGAGGCCTTTCGCCAAGGCGATCTCGGGGGAAGCGCCCTCGGTGAAGTAGGCCAGCCGGGCTTTCTCGAGACCGTGGGCGTATGCTCCGCCAGCGTGGAGGTGGACATTCGGGATTTTGGATTTCCAGTGCTGGATGTATGCGAGCTCGGCGTAGCGTGGGCAGGTGACGAATGCGCTTCGGATGGTATTGTCGATGACTTCGGGGAATGGATAGCGTGTCATGGTGGGGCCTCGAGAGGTTAGGATAGAACGGTGCGAGACGGGGTGTGCCAAGCACACCAGGTGGAGAAGGTGACTTGAGGAAATCCGCAGGCGGGTGTTGGAACGAGCTCCCGTCCCTTGAGGGTTTCCTGCGGGAGGACAAGCCACTGGAGCACGGGGGGATTTGTGCGGCACTCTCCCAGGTTTGGTTCATGCTGATAGGGGGAGAAGGAGGTGCAGGTTCGGCAGGTCTTTGACATGGTCTACTCCATTTCCGCGAGAAGGTCTGCGGCCGAGGGAACCTCAACCTTGGCTTTCTTGGCGCGAGAGGTGGCGGATGCGATGCCTGCCGAGACGCGGCCCTGGCGCAGCGCGCTAATGGCCTCTTTCATTTCCTCGAGGGCGAGGGTTCCATCAAGGGCTTTTTGCCTCCAGATGGCTATCTTGGCGTTAAGCTCGGGTGTCATGGTGATTCCTTAGGAGAAGTGGGTGAAGTGAGGGCTTTAATGGCCTCTCGCGTGAAGTTGAGGAGGTGGTTAAGGCGGTAGGCGAGTTCCTGGTTCTCGAGGATTTTCCTAACTGTGTCGTCCTCGATCGCGTGAAGCTCCTTGAGGGCCTCCTCGGGGCTCATCTGGGTTCAGGACTTGAGAGTCTTCGCTCGAGGGCCTCGACCATTTCCGCCGGGCCCTGGATGTAATACCCAGGGGGGAATCCGTGCGCCTCGAGGGGAAGCGTGCGAGAGTGGAAGAATGCGCGAATTAGGCCCTCGAGGAACGCCTTGTGCGCTCCTTTCGGAACGCGCTCCTCAAGGGGGGAGTAGAGGTGGAGGTCCATCTGAGCCCGAATCGGGGCTTCGAGCTTCACATGGAGGTGCTCGGTTGGGATAAGAGCTCTTGGCGCAGGCATGGCTCAAGCCTCCGGGGAGAGGGTGAGCTCGATAAAGTGGAGCTCGGTGAGGGCTTGCGCAGCCCGTCGGGCCTCGTCGGACTCGAAGAGGGTGGAAGGTCCAAACCAAGCTCCAGCGCGACCAGCCAGCCGCACGTCGGTTTCATTCCAAGGGCGCTCGCCAAACTTTCCGGGGGAGGTGGGATAGGCGCAACGAGAGGGGACTGGGTAGAAGAGGGACATGATAGGTTCCTATAACGGTGGGGTTACGTGTTCACGCCCCTATCTTGCGAAAAGGGGCGTGAATCCTTACCTTCAGCCCATTTCGGCCATCAGGTCTGCCGCACTTACCACTGGCGCGTCTTTGGCCGGAGCCTTGGCCGCGCGCTCGGCTTCGAGACGCTCGATAACAGCGGCCGTCGGGGTGCCCGGCTGTTTGAACGAGTCATACAGCATCTTCCGGGTGAGCTTCTGGCCGGCTGCGGCAGCGGTCGCCATCTTCTTATCCATGAAGGCTTTAATGGTGGCAATGTCCTTCCCGTTGACCTCGGCAATCGCCCGCAGGACAATCCCCGCGCCAGAGACTCCGGAACCCTCGCCAGCGGTTCGGACACTGTTCCAGCTATCCGAGTTCGTTAGGCGAGTGTGCAGGGCCTCGACCGCTAGGAACATATCCTCAGCGGATGCGGGATTGCCCGCCTCATCCTTCGCACCGGCAACCTCGTCGCCGAGTTTCTGTGCATAGCCGTGGCCTGCCGCATAAATAACATGCTGTTGGGGAACAACGGCCAGCAGCGTGTTTCCATCCAGGAAGTCAAAACGCACCGCAACGCCCTCGGGAGTCTGAATAACCTCCTTCAGCATTTTGCGCTTGCCTGCGAATTCGACCACGCGGCCATCTGTCATGGTTACTGTGGTGATTGTGCGAGGAGCTTTTGCCTCCTGGACTTGTTCACCCTCGATACCTTCTGTTTGTTCAACTTGCTTGACGTCTGACATAGCTAAAACTCCTAAAATTGGCGAGCCTTTAAACGGGCGACTCGCCATTACCCGTTGCGGAGAGGGCTCGAGCCGAGACCCTCTCGACACCGGAAGCCTAACCGGCCAGTGCTAGGCCCAGCCCGAGCCCGAGGAGGAACATCGCGAGAAGCCCGAGGCCGATTGCGACAACCGCATCCGGGTCTCGGCCGAAGTGAGCGTCCATCCCGGTTGCCTCTCGGTAGGTGCGTGGAAAGCGGAGGGTTTGATTAGAATCCATCATTTGGGGCTCCTTTAGTCGAGAAGGTCAAACACATAATCGGGTTCGAGGCCAAACCAATCCGCGAGCACCTCTTCCGGGTCATCCCCTTCGAGCACCTCTTCCCTCGCCCTTGCGATCTGCTGAAGGGCTTCATCCTTCGAAATCCCATCCCGTTCCATTAACACTTCGAGTAAACTTTTCATTTCTTTCTCCTTCAGCCGATAAGAGCATATAGATAATCTGGCCCGAGGCCAAACCAGTTCTCGAGCACTTCCACTGGGTCGTCCCCCTGGAGCACCTTTTCCTTCGCCATCGAGATCTGCCAGAGGGCTTCGTTCCGTGAAATCCCGTCTCGCTTTATCAAAAATTCAATTAAATTTTCCACTTCCTTGCTCCTTCGTGCCGCGTCTGAGGTGCGGCGAACCTATTGTTTGTCCGGGAAGTAGGCTGCCATTTCTTCCAGCAGTTCTTTCCCGCTAACCACCAACCCGCGCTCGAGCACCGCATTAGCTGCTGCGCGCTCGGGGGAGATCGCATCGGATTCGCGCAGGCTTTTGTGCAGCCGCTCGAGGCTTCCCTCGAGGTTGAATTCCGCAAGTTGGGCTGGCTGCTCCCGCGCCTTCTCCTTCTCCACCCAAGCGTAAGTCCGCCCCTTCAGCAAGTCCCGCATGGTACGAAGCCCGCAGCAGGCCATTTCCGCCAGTTCCCGCGCCGGAAGGGCGGAGGCCCGGAACCCGCGCACCTCGGCATCGGTGAAGATGGCCGCTGCGCGCTGCTTCCTTTCGAGCGCTTCCTTATCTCGCATTGCGTTTTGTCCTATAGAGGGAGACTATTCCCCACGCCAGCTGCACGGCTTTCTCAAGCTCGAGCGGGGCGAGTGCGGGAAGCTCGAGCACCAGCCGGCCGTCGTTGAGCGACGCCCAACGCTCGCCGTCAACGAACAGGATTGTCTCGGTGGGGAATTCTAGGGTTTTCCAGCGTTTTATGGACATGGTGGGGATGGGTGGGTGGGTTGCAAAATGGGTAGTATAGGGTATGGATGGGATAGGTCAATGGTAAATTTGTACCGGATTTGGCCGGATTTGGCCGGCCCGTGTATGCACGGAATGCGGATTTGTAAGAACAATGGGCGCGATGGTATGTTTGTCAGGTGTGGCTTTTGTGCAACATTGCCTAAAAAAGCATCAATAATTGCCTAAAAAAGCGGCAAGGGACGTTGCACGAATGCAACATCAGGTGTGCGGTAGTAGCTGTATCATCATCTCAAAATGCCCATTTCATCAATGAAATCAATGGGTTACGTCAATGTGCTGTAGTAGTAGCATCATCATCATCTTGCCATACCCTCTCGCCCTGGTTTTGTAAAATGTGTAAGAAGAAAAAAAAAAAATTAATACACAACCTATTATAACCCGCCCTATTTTGGTGCAAGGGGAAAGGGGGGGCAGATGATGATGATGATGATGATACTACGACCGCACGCGACAATGGGCCAAATTGGGACGCAAAAAGGGCGGGCATAGGGTTATGTGCCTTAATGCCCGCCCGCCCCAATTTGGGCCGTTATGGCCCGTTTACGGCCCGCCCGGCGGCCTAGTCGTCGGCGTCCATTTCCGCCATTAGACTATCCGCCGATACGCCCGCCGTTTCTGCCGATTTGGCCGCCATTTCCGCCCTAATCGCCGCTATCGCCGCTTTCACATCCCCCGCTTCAGACCAGACCTTGCGAGCGTCTTCGATCGAAATCCCACGTTTCACGGACATTCCGGTAATCAGGCTATCCGCCTTCGCAAACCCGACGCCCAGAGCACGTTGCATCGCTTCGACCAGCATCGCATGGTTGACGCCACGCGGCGCATTGCGCGGAAGTTCCCACGCGCCGCCGTTGTTATAGTGTTCGACAAGTTCGCGTACAGCCGCCGCCTTTTCGTCCGGCGTCGCGCCTTTCGCCAGCGCGGCTTTGTCCCCGCACCGTTGCTTGAGCCCGTGGTACACGGCGTACTCGAGCACGCTTTCCGCAAGGTTGGACAGGCGCAGGATGATAGATTCCTGCCCCCGGAAAGCCCATGCGATAGCCTTAGCCGACTGGTCGATCGTTACGGTCAGGTCTTTACCTCTGGTGTTTTCAGTCATGGTGTTCTCCAATGTGATGCGCCAAACGGCGCGGGATGGGCATAGTGCCCCCGGCGGCGACTGTCACCCGCCGCGAGGTGCGTTACGCGTAGATCACCCGCCGCCAGTCAGGCGCGGCTTGGGTGGAGCTTTCCGCAACCGATCGCCAGCCCGAAGGCAATGGCCCGTCGGGAATGGACGCGGAAATCATCGGCGCCCGTCGACCTTTCACCGTAACCTCGCGGGCACCGGGCGGTAGGGTATTTAGAATATCAACCAGTTCTTTTGCAGTCATGTTCATGCTCCAAGCCGGGACAATTCCCGTCAAACCGCCTGTCACGCGGCTTGCCGTGTGTTGCCTGATTAGTCCTCTTCGATCACTACTTCCAACACGCCTTTCGTCACGTCGTTAAACCATTTCCGGGCAGTTTCGTTTTGCGCCCGATCGCGCCACGCAAGCTCACATTCCAGAATCAGACTAAGGCAGCGTTTCAGGGTAAATTCGTGAGCGATTTGCAAGGCGAGCTTTTCGCTAACCTCTTCGCCGTTCATGTAGTAGGTCGTCATGTCATTCCCTTTCGTTGGTTGGTTCAGTCGCTATCTCGAGCACGCTTTCCGGCGCGTTACTAAGCCATTCCCAAGCGGCCTCGGTCCGCGCCCTATTGCGCCACACGTCTTCTGTCACGAACAGCACAAAGCCGGGCTTCTGGATAAGCTCGAGGACACGCTCCAGAGCGCGGCTCTCGCTGATTTCTTCGCCATCCATGAAGTAGATTTTCATGTCAATTCCTTTCGTGGGCCGGGTTAATCGTCTTCAGTCACTATCTCGAGCAGGCTTTCCGTTACGTTGTTAATCCATTCCCGCGCGGCTTCGTCCCGCGACCGAGCGCGCCACGCGGTTTCGGTATCGGCCAGCTCGAGGCCGTGCTTCAGGGTAAACTCGCGGGCAATCCGCAAGGCGCGTTTTTCGCTTACCTCTTCGCCATCCATGTAGTAGTAGGTCGTCATGCTATTTCCTTTCGGTGGGGTGTGGTTGGGGGGCTGATCGACAAGCAAGCTATGGGCCAATGTGTTCACATAACCTTTTCCTTGTGGAATCAATAGGTTAGGGCTGGCACGATTCTTGCCCAGTCCATCATGTGTCGAAATCCCGTCGCACATGACGAAATCCCGTCGGCACGATTCTTGCCATGCCGCCGCCCGCCCATCCCCCGCCATGCCGCTCGCCCGCCGCCCTCCTGCCCGCTCGCCTGCCCGGTCTCCCTCCCCCCTCCGCCGCCTCCGCCCGGTCTCCGCCCCCCCGAATCCGAGGCCGGTGGGGGGCAAACGGCTCGCGCACGCGCGCGCCATATCCCGTCGGGATATTTTTTAGCGGGAAATGAACTGTGAACACGTCACGAGTTTGTTATCGGTTCCCAGTTCGTCCATTCCCCCCATCCCATTGACACCGCCCCCGCCCTAGTCTATCCTTCCTGCATACCCACCCACCAGCCCGCAGGGAAGAATGCCCCCTCCTCGCCTTCGCTACACTCACGATGCTCTTGTCGATATGGTCATTGCGGAGCCGTATCTGGCGCAGAGCGAGCTTGCGGCGCGCTTCGGGTACACGCAAAGCTGGATCTCGATCATCATGACGAGCGATGCGTTTCGGGCGAAGCTCGCGGAGAGGCGGGAGGACCTGGTCGATCCGATTCTGAAGGTGACGCTCGAGGACAGGTTCCGGGCGATGACGCAGCGCTCGCTCGAGATCCTTCAGGAAAAGCTCTCCGTCCCTGCGAGCGTAGTCCCGGACGGGCTGGTGCTCAAGGCGATGGAGCTGGGGGCGAAGAGCCTCGGGCTGGGCGGGAATGCTCCTCCGCAGGCCCTTCCCCCCGATCACCTTGATAGGCTGGCTGAACGGCTCCTCACGCTCCAGCGCGGAATCTCGGGGCGCGTGATTGAAGGGGAGGTTACAGATTGCTAATGCGCGAAGTTCCCCTTGAGACCCTCACCCTCGAGATTGGGAGGCTGATGGTGCAGGTCGATGGTGCGTTCGAGGATTACTTGTTTAATGCAGGGGCCATTGCGGCCCTTCTGTGGCTGCGCGACGGGGGAGCGGCTCCCTCTGAGACGGGGCTTATGGCCATCGAGGAGCCGCCCGAATGACAGTCCGGCTCAGCGCTCCCTTGATCGAGAGTTTCGCTGGAACGTTCCTGTCTCCGATGTATGATGACCCGCAGGCAACTCCGGACTGTCACCGGGAGTGGTGGGAGATGTACTGCCAGGACGACGCGCAGGTTGCGATCGCCGCTCCTCGGGGACACGCGAAGTCCACCGCGCTGACACACGACTTCGCCCTAGCGAACGCGCTCTTTCAGGTCGAGTCTCACATCCTGATCGTGAGTGCGACGGAGGAACTGAGCATCGGGCACCTCGGGGATATTGCGAAAGAGCTTCGGGACAACGACGACCTCATCCGGCATTTCGGAGTGGAGAAGTTCCTCACCGACTCGAAGGGCGAGATTGTTATTCGCTGCCGTGGCGGGTACGAGTTTCGGATCATTGCACGGGGAAGTGGCCAGAAACTCCGGGGGCTGAAGTGGAATGGCAGGCGGCCCGGCCTTATCATCTGCGATGATATGGAAGAGGATGAGCAGGTCGAGAACACCGACAGGCGGCGGAAGTTTCGTCAGTGGGTTATGCGCGCACTCCTGCCGCTCGGGCGGAGGAACTGCAAGATTAGGTGGCATGGGACGATCCTCCACGAGGCCGCAATGCTTGCGCGGATTATGAAGGATGACACCTGGGTGAGCGCTCTCTACAAAGCTCACGAGGGGTTCGATGACTTCTCCTCCATCCTCTGGCCCGAGATGTGGAGTGAGGAGCGGCTGCGTAGCAAGCGCGAAGGGTACATTGCCCAGCACGACCCGGCGGGCTACTCCCAGGAGTACCTCAACGACCCCTTCGATAACAGCGACGCGTATCTGAGGCGAGACGACTTCCTCCCCATGACGCCGGCAGACTACGAGGCCCCTGGCTATGTGAAGGTGGGCGTGGACTTCGCGGTCTCGAAGGCTGATAGAGCCAATCGCACCTCCTTCACCGTCGGGTCGAGGGGCGCTGCGAACACCATCTGCATCCGGGACGAGCGGGTGGGTAGGTGGGAGCCTCTCGAGTGGATTGAAGTGTTTTTTGAGCTGGAGGAGCGCTGGCATCCCGACGAGTTCATTGTTGAGGGTGGCGTGATCTGGAAAGCGATTTCTCGGACAATCTTCAACGAGATGACGGCAAGGGATGTTTTTTTCTCCATCCGGGTTCTCAACCCCGTGAAGGATAAGGGAGTGCGCGGACGGCCGCTGCAGAAGCGCCATCGCGCAGGAGCCATGCGGTACGACAAAGCGGCCTCTTGGTATGCGGCCTACGAGGCTGAGCTCCTGCGCTTCACGGGCACCTCCGACGCGCTTGCCGACGACCAGTTTGACTCCACTGCCCTTCTGGTGAGGGGGTTCGACGAATCCGCCGCAGTGGAAGAAGAAGACTTCCTCCCAGAGGATGAGTTAGAAGTTCGGCGTGCTCCTCGCGGCGGGTCTGCGGGGCGCAGTATGACAACTGGATATTGAAAAGGAATCACAATGGCTCTCGAACTAACCCTTACCGCTTTTGCACAGGCCCTGGTCGCACGAACCTCGGAGGATGAGATTCAAGCCGCTACGGCTGCGCTGCTCGCTGACCTCCAGGCTCTCGTGCCGGCCCCGGCTCCGGCTCCTGCGCCATGAAAAAAGCCAAGACCCCCAAGGCGGTAAAGACGCCTGAGCAGCAGCGCCCCCCGACCGAAGCCAAGCCTATTCCCCAGCGCAAACAGCTGGCGGGCTACTGAAAGGGAATTGAAAAATGTCTTCTGTAAAGCGCCATCCGAGCAAGGGTGACGGGAAAGCGCGCGGTCGATGAGTCGGATCGTCCTAGCGTCTAAGTCACTGGGGGAGACCCGGCGGGAAACTTTCGACTTCTCGTCGCGTCTGGCCTCCGGGGAAACTCTGACCGGGGCGTCGGGTAGCGCGTCAGTCTACAGCGGCACCGACGCCTCGCCCTCCGCTTTGATTCAAGGCTCTGCGAGTGTGAACGGAGCGCTTGCGTATGTTACTCTGACCGGCGGGGTTGTCGGAGTGCTTTACGAGGTTCTCTGCACCGCTACTACCTCTGCCGGACAGGTCCTTGCGCTGTCTGCCTACTTAGCTCTTATCCCGGACCTGCAATGATTAAGCTTGAGACTCTCCTGACCCTCGACGACAGTGCGATGCTTTCGCCAAACCTGTGCGATCGTTTCTCGGAGAGAGACCT